CTCAAAGATGAACGCCTTGAGAATCGGTTGACGAACATCGAACACAACCTTCAGGAGAACAACCGCAAACTGGATATCCATAACGGATATGCCGAGAAATTGGGTAATATCGAAACATCAATCGCAGTAATCGAGACAGAGATAAAGAATTTATCGGAGAAAGGTGACTGATTATGGCAATAGATGCCGGAATTGTAAGTGCATATGGGTTTGCCGTAGCACATGGCTATACTGGTACGCCTGAGCAGTTTGGAGAAGACCAAGCAAACTTTGCCGCAAATGCACAGCAGGTCAGAGAAGACAAAGAAACTGTTGAGGAATTAGTAGAATCCATCCCGCCTGACTATACGACTATGGTCGAGGCTGTTGATGATATTACCGAAGCAACATCTCAGAATGGCAACTTCATCATCTCTCCGGGCACAGGCACATCTTCAGCTATTCTCAATGTAACATCTGGTTCAAATGCCAATACAGCAAGCGGGGACTACTCCTATGCTGAAGGGTTTCACACATCAGCAGCTGGTGCGAATTCCCATGCAGAAGGAGATAGGTCTACCGCTTCTGGTGAAAGTTCTCATGCGGAAGGTACAAGCACAACGGCCTCTGGCAGAATTTCTCACGCTGAAGGTCTTGGCACTATTGCTAACCATGTGGCACAACGTGCATCTGGCGCCTATAACGTGGCCGACCCGTCCACGGCAGCTGCAACAGCAAAAGGGAATTACATTGAGATTGTTGGCAATGGCACAAGCAACAGCAACAGGTCTAATGCCCGCACTCTTGACTGGTCTGGCAATGAAGTCCTTGCCGGAAATCTGACCGCTTCTGGTGGTTCGATCACTGTAGGGCAGACAACGTTTACCGAGAATCAGCTGTCGGGAGGGGTAGCCGCTCCCGCTATGATCGCGCCGGCATACAGCGCAACAAATACATATGCGGTTGGCGATTATGTTACTTATAATGACGCGCTGTATCGTTGCAAAACTGCCATCTCAACTGCCGAGGCATGGACTGCTGCGCATTGGGAAGCCGCTAAAGTCGGACCGGATCTCAAAGACTTAAAGAGTTCTTTAACTTCGGGACTTAAAAAAGATGCAATTTACCACCTTGGATTTTATCTTGATGAAAACGGCGATTTATGCCAAGTAGATGAGGAGGAATGATCTATGGGAAAAGTGGCAACCGAAGCAACTCTCCGTGAGGGAGTTGATCTTCTCCATGTCCTTGTACGAGGGCAGGTTTTCGAGAACTGGGGGCAGATTCAGGAACTAGTCAAGAGAGGACTTGCTCAAGACTACTTTAAAATCGGAGACCAGATTGACATCAACTGGAAGAAAGGTGAAACGAACTATGTGATCCCGTTTGATGTCGTATCCTTTGAGAACGTTATAAAGAAAGGTGCTTCTGCGGCATCACCCGGCATGTGGTTGCAAATGCACTATGCGTCTGACGGTGTGCAGTTTGATGCGTCTGAAGCCATTTATGTGGCTGATAGTGCGCTTCCTGCTGGCACATATTATTTCACCATTGGAACAAACTGGGGTACGCATTGCGTTGCCGGAACGAATTATTCGTTTACCACGACTCAGGAAATCCCAGCAGGTGGGCAGATCATGGTCGGACGGAATAATGAGTTTTATACATGGGGTGCACCAGACCAGAACCCGTCAACGTGGAGAGTGCATACATTTGCGTCAAATGCGTCAACGACACCAATTGAGCAGAATCTGGAGTTGACTGTCGGAGCAATTGGTACGGATCTCGGTAGTTTGGCGAGTAACGTTAAATATAGCCAGAGTGGTATCAATAATCTGCAAAGAGCAGGGTATGGCTATAACAGGTGGTCGAATAGTGCTATTCGGCAATGGCTGAACAGTGACGCAGAGAAAGGTCACTGGTGGGAACCGAAAAATCCATTTGACAGATCGCCACAGCAGTTAGCATCTCTTGACGGATTTATGAAAGGTTTTGATGATGATTTCCTTTCTGCCCTTGGAGAAATCAAAGTGACAACAGCCTTAAATACCGTGAGTGATACGGATATCGGTACACAGGAAGATACCTATGACACGTTCTTCCTCGCGTCCTTGGAGCAGGAATACATTGTTCCTCAGGCGGCTGGAGTCGAAGGAGCTTACTGGCCGTACTGGAAAGATCGACTTGGTCTTGATTCCCCTCAGGCGCAAGGGAGTGCCGGAGCAAATGCTAACCATATACGCTATGCATATGAGAACCATACATCTGCTCAGTACTGCCGTCTGCGTTCCGCTCTTCGCGGCGATGCCCATGGTACGTGGTTTGTCCTCACGGCAGGCGGCGCCACCAGCTACGGCGCCGCGACCGCGGGTCGAGGGTGCGGCGCTTGCGTCATCTGCTAATCTTTAATCAGGCACCCCCACGGGGTGCCGATAGGTAAAACATAATGTCTGTACCTGTAAATCAAAGAAGTCACGGAAAACTGGAAGCCTGTGTTAAGGCGCATGATCTTTGCTGTTATACCATTCAGATTACCGCAAACAAAAAAGTCTTTCTCCCAGAGTTTCAGGAATCCCTTACGAATAGGATCATAGAATCCGCTCTTAGTATTCACACACTATGTTGGAGCGCAAATAATATTCTGGTGAATAGTGTGGAAGATTTTAAAGAGCGAATCATGTATCAGGAGAAAGCCGCAATCCAGTGCAATGTTCTTCTGAGCCTGATAGAAATAGCGAAACCAATTTTTCATCTATCAACGAAGAGGATAACACATTGGTCAGGAATGACAATCGATTCAAGGAATCTGATCCGTGGTTGGAGAGATTCTGACAAAAAGCGGTATTCAGCAAAGTTCAAATAAAACAAGGGGTGTAGGCTAAAAGCTCAGAACTGCCGTCTGCGTTCCGCTAATCGCGGCAATGCCAATAATACATGGAATGTCAACACGACAGGCAACGCCAACAACAACAACGCCACGAACGCGAATCGAGGGTGCGACGATTGCATCATCCAATGGCTTTCTATATGCACTTCCACAGGAAGTGGCAAGCCAATCTTTGACGCAAGGAGCCGAATCCCCTGCCCGTAAGGGCGAACAATAATTCCGTGATGTACACGACTTTAAGGAGCCGGATGGACTATGAACACGGAAACCTCTAATACAATAGACTATGTCATAGGTTTTGACCCTCTGTATGATTCTATGCGGAAATGCAGAAAAGGTGTGATGTGGAAAGATAGCGTTGCGTCCTTCTGCATGAACGGCATAGAACGTACCATGAAGCTCAGTGAAGAACTTAGAGACGGAACCTATAAAGCAAGACCAACGGTAAGATTTACGATAACCTCTCCTAAACCAAGAGAAATTGCAAGTATTACATTCCAAGATCGAGTATTCCAAAGGAGCCTAAACGATAATGCGGTATATCCTATAATGAGCAACAGCTTTATCTACGACAACTTTGCGTGCCAAAAAGGAAAAGGAACGGATGCTGCGAGGAATAGGTTAGCGGAGTTTTTGAGAAAATATTACCGAAAGCATGGACATGACGGCTATGTAGCGCAGTTCGACATACATGGTTATTACCCAAACATGAGCCATGCAATTACAGAACATCTTTTTAAAGAAAAGCTGACACCTGATGTTTATACTCTTGTGCAGAGGATTCTACGAGAACAGTATGAGGGTGACAAAGGATATAATCCCGGAAGTCAGCTTATTCAAATCGCGGGCATATCGATTCTGGACAAGTTCGATCACTTTGTCAAAGAGAATCTTCACGCTAAATATTACATTCGATACATGGACGATTTCCTGATTATCAGCCATGACAAGGAATATCTTGCATCCTGTAAAGAGCAGATGGAAGAATTTCTAACGTGTATATTGCAATTTGAAATGAATCCAAAGAAAACAAGGATATATTCTCTGCATGATGGGATTGACTTCCTTGGTTTCCACTACTCTCTCACAGGAACGGGGAAAGTTATCAAAATCGTAAGGTCAGAAAATGTCAAACGGGAAAGAAGAAAGCTGAGGAGACTTGTGGCAAAGTCAAAACGAGGTGGTCTGCCACGGGAAAAGGTGGATGAATCCTATGCGGCTTGGCGTAACCATGCAAGCAAGGGCAACTCGTATAATCTATTGAAAAGAATGGATGCCTACTATCAAGATTTGTGGGGGAATTAAAATGCAGATTATCATCAATCGAAACATGAATCCTAAAGACCGTGCAGAACTGGACAATGCTATTGCGTCCGCACAGAAAAACGCAGACCTTATTGAATATCTGGCAATGATGACAGATGTAGAAATCCCAACAGATGATGAGGAAGGTGTTGAAAATGAGTAAGAAATTCAAGACTGTCAAAGCGGCTTATGATCGAGGGTCATGGAACAAGGAGATGGTGGCAAACGCTGTCGTTAAAGGTTGGATAACGACAGAAGAATACCAGATTATTACTGGAGAGGGGTATCCTGATTGAAAACAACAATGACCATCACGCTCGATAGCAAGGAAGTCCGCGCTATTATAGCTAAAGCACTGGATATTCCGATCGCGGATGTGAGACCGATGAAATACAACTTTGCTGTTGAAGGTCATTCGCCGGAAGAAATCGAAGCTAAAATCAAGTTGGTCGTCAGAGACTTATAGGACACAATAAGTCTTTGAAAATGCGGTGGCGGAATAGGTAGACGCAGGCTTGAAACACCGAGCGGTTTCGGTTGCAAACGAGAACTGCTCCTGTTGGGTGCAAATCCCAATCCGCATTCTTAAATAGTTTTTCGTTTTGAAAGGAGATAAGAAAATGACAAAAGAGTTTTGGCGGGCGGCCGGGATCAGAGCATTGCGTACTTTTTGCCAGAGTGCAATTGCGACCATCGGCACGACAGCAACACTTATTCAGGAAGTCAACTGGGTTCTTGTTGGAAGTACCGCTGTCCTTGCGGCGTTCCTGTCCATCCTCAACAGCATTGCCACAGGGCTGCCTGAGGTGTAATTCCGAGAGGGAGACTCTTCTCCCTCTCCCTTAAA